TAAGTTGCCAGAGTTGCTTCTTCTTGGCTTCTACTTGATGGTGATGTGCACTTGATCTTAACCTCTTTACCATCTACACCAAACTCAGCTATCTTTCCTGCTTGTTTAAGTACATATACACATCTTGCTACTAGTCTTTCAAGTAGTTCATTTTGTATACGTCCTGATGCACCTAATGAACTCTTAGCCATATCAGCATTACGAATACTCATCTCTGTAGCTGTTCTTACTGGTGTTTCTTCTACGTTACCGAATGGCTTAGATAGTAGCTTTCTTCTAATAACATCTTGTAATGCTCTTATCTCATACTCTAATAACTGAACTTGTCCACTAATTTGAAGTTGTGCGATTGAAGGGTTACGACTGTCATTAGATCCAACAGGTGTAACAGCTCCAGTCTTTAGACGCACTGTGTACGGGTTCATCACACCATCATCTGTAGCAGTGAAGATAGGATTCGCTTGGAAGTTAAGACCTTTAAGGTAGTCCTCCATCATCTTGTTCACTGACTTGATATCCGGTAGTACACGCATCACACGACCACGACCGTATGTCTCACCCGGGATCGTAGACTCGCGGAATACAACCCACGGAGATGACTCAAGCAGCTGCTGGTATAGGAACACACCCTCAGCCTCGTAGATCAAGATACTCTCGAACCCTTTAGGAACTTCCATCACACCCTCAATGAGGGAGATGTCAGTCTCTGGTTTGTCCTTGAATGATCTGTGCCAGTCCTTCAGTGATCTTAGCATGAGGCCAGACCTTCGGGATATCAGCAGCAGGTACCTTCAGATCACGCCATACTGTGTCAACTGTACCACGAGAGCTACGCTCAAGGATCAGCTCAGACAGTGAGGCGGCTCTGAAGTTAAGACCTGATTGAATCCCGTCACCTGCTTCAACGATGATAGCCCCTGTAGAGATACCAAGGTCAAGGAAGGTTTCGTGGATTTGTGAGGAGAAGTTTGAAGATCTTATATGTTGAAAGAGGACATCAGTTGATTGCTCGAGGCCTTGTTTGATCTCATCGTCTTGGTCCTCTGGTATAGCTGAACCAGCTTCAAGCATCATCCAGTTGACTGTAGGAGGCACAAGCTGCGTCTCCATACGATTAGCATAATCCTCAAGGGAGTCAACCGCTGTAGCATCGAAGACATACTCACGCTTCTTAGCACCACGGGTACGCTCGTCCATTGTGTTGCGTTCAGGTAGTGCATACCTGTAACACTCTCTTAGATGATGTTCCCACTGCTGCTTATTAGCACGAGCTGCTGAGACACGACGAAGTGTAGCCTGATAGTCAGTGAAGTTATGCTGCGCTGGCATCTAGAAGCTCCATCAACTCGGATACTGTTGCTTTCTTGCGGTACTGGATACCACGTAGATCAAGCTCAGCTTTCAGCTCTGCCTTCGTTGGTAGTGGTGCTTCATCAGCAGCAGGTGCTTCATCAGCAGCAGGTGCTTCATCAGCAGCAGGTGCTTCATCAGCAGCAGGTGCTTCATCAGCAGCAGGTGCTTCATCAGAGTCAAGCTCTAATACCTGCCCGGGTTTCAAGAAGATCTCAGCTCCGGTGTCTTGGTTGATGCATCGTGCGTAGTTCAGTACCTTGTACTTACCCTCAGTGGGAAACTCAAACGGAACGAGTGGTAAAGCATTGAAATACTCACCATCTGCCAGACTCTCTAATTGTACATACTCAGTTGATTTTAACATCCTATCCTCCTAAGACTTTGCTCTTACCGGTGACACCTTGCTCACCTTGGTATAATAGACCACGACGGCCTGCTCCAAGACGTGCTGCACGTTCCTTAGCCTGATCAGCTGCTGCCTTAGCGCGGTCAGACACCATCTTCTCTTGCTCCTTCAGAGCAGCTGCTTCTTGCTTCTGTGCGAGTGCAGCAGCTGCTTCAGCATTGGCCTTATCTCTCTCAGCTGTAGACATAGCCTCTTTTGTCTGTTTTGCTTTCTCGTCTGTCATGGTTGTCCCCCCATCCATACCTCCAGTTGCCTATGCTATCCACGTACTAGGATCAGCTGCAGCGGCACCAACTGATACAGCTCCCTTTTCTATCTTCTCCACCGCCCGCCCAGCTTCAGCACTGACCTTCTTATAGGCCGACTCTCCAGCCTTGAACGGGTTCCAGCTGCCTTTATACAGGACGCCATTATCCAGCTTCATGTAGTCTCGTCTCATCAGATCCCCCTTACCCATTGGTAAATTTTACGTGCATGGTTCCCAAACATACGTTGGTAGTCATCACAGTCGAAGAGTATCACCTGTCCCGTTGTATGTACCTCATCTACGAACCCCTGAACCAGCTTAAGCATCTTCCGCTTATCACTTGCCCAGAGGTAGTGGACCCACACAACACCCTCTACAGGACTGAAGCAGATGATGAACGCGTCCTCATCACCTACCGTCCAGAAGTCGTGCCCTCGATACTCTAACATTTCCTCTACCGAGTTGAAGGTTGATTCCCTCAGCTTTGATACTATGAATTTTTCAGTCAGCATATTATAGCACAATTATTCTGATCTGTCACGCTGCGTATCCTGCAGCTGTTTACGTGTATGAGCATGTGCTTCTGCCTCACGCTGCAGCCGTGTCTTGTAGTTCAACGCCCGTTGATGCCACTCACATAGCTCCTGCACCACCTGCTCCACTGTTACATCCGGGTTAGCCGCACACCATTCTTCAATAGTCATCATACACTCCAAAGCTTTGTTCGTTGATGTGGTTCTCACGAGGTGCTCTGTGTTGACGCACCAAGTTCGTAGCCTCACCACCACCACACATCAGGTACTGTGCTGCATCTGTTACGTGTGAGTATTCGTTCTTGTCTGGCTTCACATCGTATCGGGCTGTACCACCAACCTGAATACGCTTGTAGTGATAACCACCAGCCAATGCTTTACGAAGCATAGCACATTTAGGCGTGATACGCAAGGCTGGTACACCCTCATACAGCTTGGTCAGTGGTGCTCTCAGTGCTTCAATTCTTACGTATGGGTCCTGTGTTGGGGACTTACGCATCTTCACACCTGCCTTGTTGATCATCATCATCGGTGTACGGTCATCAACCTGTGATCGATCATCACCAGCTGGATCACCCCATCCCGGAAGCAGTGTGAAGTCTGCATACTCTGTTGATAGCTTCTTGTACAGCAGCTCCCCGAACTCAGTAGCACCCATATCCCAGCACTGCAGCTCATCGAAGATGACCCACCGCATATGAGCGTCACGTTGTGCAAGCACCGCAACAGGTGTACGACCGAAGTCCATACCGAGCATGATAGGTAACTTAGGGTTAGGTACATAGTCTTCAATGAGGTGCAGTGACTCGTTGTACTCAGGGTACACGGCCTTACCTTCAACCAAGAATGCGTACTGTGCATCACGGTAGACTTTGAGCCATGCATCACTGTTACCAGTCATAGCGTCTGTGTAGTATCCCTCTGGTAGGTTCTCGATGTTCTCTGCATTCTCCTCAAGTCCTCCGGGCTGTCTGAACAGTGCCCAACCGTCAGGCTTCTCCTCTTCAAACATTCGGTACCACCACGAGTCTTCAGACGGTGGATTGGTATCCATGATCAAGCCCGGACGTGTTGCCCCCGGTCCTGTCTTCTTGGACGGGTAACGACCTCGTCGTGATCGGATCATCTGCACTGTATCAAACTGCAGCTCTCTGGCCTCATTTAGGAATGCACCAGTAAGCTCAAGCGATAGTAGTGACTTCAGCTGATCCGGACGGTCCAGTCCCATGAAGATGATCTCTGACTCTACGTCGTTGAACTTCATCAGAAAGATAGAGTCTGCCCACCTCATCGTACCAAGCGGAGCCATCCAGTCGAGCCATGTCTTGATCGTAGTGAGCTTCAGCTCCTTCTGCGTGTTACGCACTACAGCGTATCGGCTGCGTCGTAGGCCGTCATCGTCCGGTGCCTGACTCTGTGCCAGTCTTAGGATCTCGAAACAGTTTGCAACTGACTTACCTGAACCAATTGGACCCATCAGGCCACGCACCCGTGCTTCAGAGTGGTGGAACTTAGACGCTGTTGGAGTTGCTTCGTAGTTGATGTTCATTAGAATTTCGTGTTGATTGTTATCTGAGCCTGTTGTTGCTCATTGTCTTTGGCGTAGTAACCACCCATACGATTCAGTAAATCGATAGATTTAGCCGCGTTCGATAGATCGCCTGTAGCGATCGCTAACTGCTTCACCCTTATCAACTCCTTCCTACACCACTCCGCGTCAATATTAACCGCCTTAGCGTGCTGCTCACGTAATACTTCTACATACTC